ACCTGACGCAGAAGACGGCCAAGGATCTAACCGTGATGGCTCGCATGGTCGTGCAATCTCAGCCATTCATTAAGGCACTGACCGCCGAGAACGTTGGAGTTCGCCGTCCCAGCGATGTGCGCAACCCGCAATTCGTCAATGATCGCGATCAGTATGAGTTCAACCCATCGTTTGACTTTACCGTTACCCATAAGCAAGTCATAATCCAATCAACAGATTCTATCGATAGGATAGAGCTCAATATACGCAGAGTATGAGGCGCAGAAATGCCAATCAAAAGCACTCGATACGTTGAAATCACCAGTGCCGTTATCGGTGCCTCCTCTGTGGCAGTCCAGTCACTCACTGGTCGGCGATTCACCAGCAACCCTCTGGTGCCAGTTGATGGCATTGTCACCGTTTTGAATGGTGGCGCTCAGGATTACTTCGGCGCCGAAACGGCTGAAGCGCGTTTCGCGGCGCAATACTTCAGCTACGTGAGCCCTGCTCCAGCCTCCAAGGCCAACAATCTGCAATACGCGGCCTATGCGCCGACCGGACGCACGCCTCTGCTCGTTGGCGCTCCGAACACCTCGACGTTGGCCGCTTTGCAAGCCGTAACGGCTGGCTCGCTCTCCATTCAGTTGGGTGACAACCCGATCAACCTGACCGGCATCAACCTTTCGACAGCGCTGACCTTCGCTGATGTTGCTTCTGCCCTGCAAACCGCAATTCGCGGATCGGGCGGCGGTGCGCAGTACACGACTGCGCTGGTTACCTACGATTCGCTCACTCAGGAATTCAAGGTTCAGGGCTCATCAGTAGGCAATGCGGCAGCCGTAGTTAGCGCAGCGCCAAGCGGAAACGATATCGCGCCGCTGATCAATCTGAATGGCGTCGGCTCTGTCCAATCGCCAGGCGTTGCAGCGCAGACTCCACTGGCTGCGTTCATCGCCGCCGAGGAGCTGACCGATTCCTTCGGCAGCGCTTCTTTCCAGGATCCTATGACGCTGGAGCAGGCCGTTGACTTGGCTACCTACGTCGCCAGCCAGAACATCAAGTATCAGCTGTATCTGAGCGTGAGCCGCGCCGATTACGAAGCTTGGTCGGCGGCGCTGATGGGCATTGCTTCGGTTGGCCTGATCCTGAACGCCACTGCGAACGAGTACAAAGAGTCTCTGCCCCAGGCAATCATGGCGGCTACGGATTACGACCGTCGTAATGCGACCGTCAACTACATGTTCCGGCAGTCCGCTTTGACTGGAGACGTGACCGATACCGCTGAATCGCTTGCTCTGGATGCGGCCCGCGTAAACTACTACGGCGTCACCGCTTCCGCCGGCCAGCGCATCAGCTTCTTCCAGCGCGGCTTCCTGATGGGTGGCGCAACTGCGGCACTGGACATGAATGTCCACGCGAATGAGCAGTGGTTCAAGGCATTCATGGCCTCCGCGTTCCTGAGCCTGGAAATCTCGATCAACAAGATCCCCGCGAACAACGAAGGTCGCGGCCTGATCATGATTCAGATTGCTGACGGCATCGACCGCGCCAAGTTCAACGGCACGATCAGCGTTGGCAAGCTGCTTACCGCTGCCCAGCAGATCGCAGTGACCGAGCTAACCGGTGATGCGCTGGCTTACCTCGAAGTGCAGAACAACGGCTACTGGGCCGACGTAGAGATGGTGGAAGTTGTCGGCCCATCCGGCATCGCCGAATACGTTGCCAAGTACACCATCGCTTACGCGAAAAACGATGTCGTCCGCAAAATCGAAGGCTCTCACAACCTCGTTTAACGGGGTTGTACCAACCAAAGGATCAAGATTATGTTTGATGTTTCGGCTACCGGCCTGAGCCTCACTATCAAGGCAAGCGTGACCTTCCCTCAAGGCTTCACGTTCACCGAGTTTGCAGACGACGCTGACGGCTGGGATGCGCCAGCTATCGACATCGCAACCACCGCGATGAACTTGAATGGCGACCTCGTCGTCTATTCCTCGCCGGTTCCGCTGGTGCGCACAGTCAACGCGATTCCTGGCAGCCCTGGCCAGCGCAATCTGGCGATCATCTACGAAGCCAACCGTGTAGCGAAGGGCAAGCGCTCGGCTCGTGATATCATCACCGTGGTAGCCAACTACCCGGATGGCTCGACTGAAACGCTGAGTCGCGGCAAGATGACCAACGGCATGCCAGGCAAGTCCGTGGCTTCTGCCGGCCGCATCAAGACCAACGCTTACACCTTCGCATTCGAAGGACTGGCATCGACGGCCGCAACCGAAGATTTCAGCGCGTAAAACGACAGGAGCAACGCCGAGTTGAACGAATTAATCAAGCCAAAAGAAATCCAGATCACCGACATGGACGGCGGTGTTCACACCTTCGTTATCTCGCGGCTGCCTTACCCTGTCGCGCGGGAGGTCGCAGCGACCTACCCGGTATCGAATATGCCCAAGGTTGGCGACTACAAGGCCAGCGAAGCTATCATGCTCAAGCTGATGAAACATGTAGCCAAACAACCAGAAGACAGCGACATGCTCCGGCTGAGCAACATGGACTTGATCGCCAACCATGTTCCTGACGCCACTGTAGGCCTGAAGCTTGAGGCGCAGATGCTGGCGTACAACTTCGATTTTTTCGGACAAGGCGGGCTTTCCGCGTTCCTCAAGCGCTTTTCGGAAACTCGCCTACCGTCGATTATCAAAATGCTGATCCCATTGCTTCCGCCATCCTTGGCGCAGGACTTTGCGGATGGTTTGAACTCCACAATAAATGCGACCTCGAAGACGTCCTGAACATGTGGGAAGGCATCATGGTTCAGCGAATCAATGAGGCCCTAGCCGCAAAACACGCACAAAAGAAATAAGGATTATCCATGGCGCTGCTTGAAGAGCTGCTGATCAGAATCGGCGTGGACGCAAGCGGCGTTGATCGCAATATTGATCAGTCTACGAAAAAGGCTGACGACCTCACCAAGTCCCTTGGCGAAAGCGAATCTCAGGCCAACTCTACCGGCGCCGCCTTTGCAGGATTCGCCGCTAAGGCTCTTGGCGCGCTGACTGCCGCTCTTTCGGTGGGCAACGCTATCAGTGGCGCCGTGGCTCGCGCCGAAATGATCGGCGAGCTTTCGCGCACGTCTGAGGCATTAGGGATTGCCATCGGCGATCTGGATGCGTTCGGCAAGGCCGCTGAGCGCGCTGGCGGCGATGCTCAAGGCGCTCGCGACTCACTTACCGATATGGCCGAAGCTCTCGGCGAGGCGCTGTCTGACAAGGAGTCTGGGCGCGCCAAAGCATTCAAGGCGCTCGGTATTGCTATCACGGACACCAACGGCAAGGCTAAGGACGGGCTGACAGGGATCCTTGATCTAGCCAGCGCAGTAGAGGGGCTTGATAAAAGCGCTGCCGTGTTCAAGATCAAAGAGCTCGGCATCACGGACAACCGAACCGTAGAGTTAATCCTCAAAGGCCGTAAAGAGCTCGAGCGCATGCTCGCCGTGCAGAAGGCTCAAGGGGTTGTGACCAAGGAAGCTGCCGAGCGAGCAAAGGTTTTCAACGAAGGTCTTTATGCGCTTCGTGCAGCGACCAGCAGCGCCACAAACTCCTTCCTTGACTCACTGATTCCGGCGCTTACAAAGGTAATTGGCTGGCTTACAAAGGTCGTTGAATGGGCCGGCGAGCACAAAGACGCCATCATTGGTTTCTTCATCGCAGTCGGCGCCATCGTGACGGCGGTATATCTGCCAGCCATGATCGCAGCGGCAGCAGCAACGCTGGCCGCAACCTGGCCGCTTCTGCTCATCATCGCCACAATCACCGCAGTCGCCGCAGCGTTCGCGCTGGTCTATGACGACATCATGAACTTCATCGACGGCAACAATTCTTTCATCGGGCAGATTTTCGAGAAATACCCGATGGTGGAAAAGGTCGTTATGACACTCATCGATATCTTCAAGGCTTTTTGGGATACGCTGATGACAGGTGCCGCGCAGATCGGCGGCTTTGTTACTGCGGCATTCCTGCAAATCGTTGCGGGCATTAAGTTCGCAGTGGATTACTTGGCCGAGGCATACGGATCATTCTCGCAATTCTCCGCCGATGTAGTCTCGGTGTTCCAGAGTATGGCGAATTAAT